AGCTGGAAGCCGGTGAGTACGAAATCGAAGACCTGAGTGATGCTGAACAAGCTCAAGTTGAACAGCAAATTGAAGAAATATTAAAGAGCAAACGTGTATAGTAATTTTATAACTCCCCCAGATTTTGTGGAAGACCGGTTTCATACGGTCACAGTGGTCAATGCTACATTAGAAGAAGTGGAACTGTTGGGACGTATGTGTAAAGGCAGCGACGATCAGTTTAACATTTATCTTTATAGATCTGAAATGAATGACACCGCATGGTTAGATCGTGCAGTGGAATTGAGTGATGCTGTAATAGTAAACACAAGTACACGGGATTCGATCACAGATCAGTTGTGTACATTGGGTAAAACTTATTATTATGGTCCACACACACTTGTGACTTCATCTACCAAGGTCGATTCAGTTTTTCAATATTTTGCGGTAAGATATCATCAACAAAATAAATAAATTATGTTTGATAAATTCAATAAAGTGACCGGTAATCGAGTACTAGTAGTTAACGATAACGTAGAAAAAGCACTTCGTAAGTTTAAGAAAAAAGTAAGTGATAGCGGACTATTACAAGAACTCCGTGAGCGCGAATCGTACGAAAAACCTACTACTGCTCGAAAAAAAGCCAAAAGTGCAGCCCGTCGTCGCTGGCTTAAAAAGCTATCTGACGAACAGCTACCTAAAAAACTATTCTGATATGTATATAGAATTTCGCTTGCCAACAGGAGCAGGCGGAATGGCTGCGGGAGTAGCACTCAAACATATTAGAATAGACATTGATGCTTGGGTCGGGCGTTTTGAAATCCAAAATTACAAAACAAAACTACACAAGTATACCTACAGGTTGTGCTTGGCCAGCGATCGCGACTATACACAATTTGCACTAACGTGGAATCCGCAATATTCAGCATCAACATTTTTTGAATTTAAGAACCCAAAATAATTGCAAAAAACGATAGTTTCGTGTATAAATATACATGTAGCGCCGATAGGGCTACACAGTCATACTTGCTTATTTGAAAGGAGAAAATTATGACACAATTCAGTATCAACACCCTTGACCTCCCACAACTATCTGCACAAATTCATCGCCATGCGATTGGTTTTGATCGCTTGTTTGATGAGCTAGGCCGCACATGGGCCAACAGCGCAAAAGCAGAAAACTATCCTCCCTATAATATTATCAAAGTTGATGAAAACAACTGGGCTATTCAAGTTGCCGTTGCGGGCTTCGGGGAAGATGAACTAGACATTGAACGCAAGGACAATGTACTATACATCAAGGGCGAGCGTAAAGTAAAGGACGAGCAAGAATACGTACATCGCGGTATCAGTGCTCGCTCTTTCAATCGTTCGTTTACACTAAACGAAAACGTAGAAGTAAAAGGAGCCACTGTAATCAATGGCATCCTGGCAATTAGTCTTGAGCATATTGTTCCTGAAGAACAAAAGCCCAAGAAGATTGCAATTACCTTTGCTAAGTAGTATAGTGTAATAACAGTAGGAGCATCTTGCTCCTACTGAATCTAATTTTAAAATTATGAGTAAAGCTGAAACAATTAACAAACCAAAAATTGCAGTCAAGCAAACTGCTCAACCTCCCAGTTTGTTTAATGTTATCTATATGAATGATAACGTGACCACCATGGAATTTGTAATTGAAAGTTTAAAAAACATCTTCCATCATGACGAAAACACCGCCTATGAATTGACCAAGAAAATTCACGAAGACGGTAGCAGTGTTGTAAAAACTTTACCGTACGAAATTGCTGAACAAAAAGGTGTTGAAGCCACATTGTTAGCAAGGACCAATGGGTTCCCACTTTCTATTAAACTAGAACCAGCCAATTAATGATATTCAATAAAATTCGTGAACTTAAGGACAAAGGACTTAAGATTGGAATCACGTTCTCTACTTTTGACATGCTTCATGCGGGTCATGTTGCTATGCTCGCCGAGGCTAAGAATCATTGCGATTATCTTATTGCCGGACTGCAAACGGATCCGACCATCGATAGACCTGATACGAAAAACAAACCAGTACAAAGCATTGTCGAAAGACAGATTCAATTGGCAGCGTGTCGTTATGTTGACGAGGTCGTTGTTTATCAAACCGAACAGGATTTGGTAGACTTGCTGTTGATTCTTCCGCTAGATGTGCGTATACTAGGTGAAGAATACGCTGATAAACCTTTTAGTGGTGATGCAGAATGTTATTCTCGAGGAATTCAAATAGTTTTTAATGGACGAGATCATTCGTTTAGTTCCAGCAGCCTACGCAAACGTGTGGCAGCAGCTGAAGCAGACAAGGCCTTAAGGAGTCAATGATGGATGTAATGCTAGACCTAGAAACCTTAAGTACCAGGCCCTGGGCCGTTGTGTTGACACTTGGTGCTGTAAAATTTAGCCCATGGGACGACGATGTTGACACTGAAAAAGGATTATATTTAAAACCTGACGTCGACGAACAAATATCTCTAGAACGACACATCCAAGATCAGACAGTTGAATGGTGGGGCAAACAGACTGAAGAAGTGCGCGAAGAAGCAATGGGTATAGAAGGCAGGATCAGTCTCAATGCCATGCTAGACGAACTTAATCGTTTCTTGGTTGGCGCAGATAACATCTGGTGCCAAGGTCCTGCCTTTGATATTGTTATACTAGAAGATTTGTATAGACAAATGGATAGACCTACTCCTTGGCAATTCTGGCAGATACGAGACAGTCGTACACTGTTTAGTGTACACGGTGATCCTAGAAAAAAAGATCGCCACGGTGCTCACAATGCCCTAATAGATTGTTATTATCAAGCTAGAGCTGTGCAACAGATATATAGTGAAGTGGGTATTAAAAAACGTACATACGAAAGTGCAACCAAATAATGGACATAATTTTTTCAAGACAAGCAGCCGAAGAGCTCAGCGAAAGATACACTGTATTAGAATTAGAAACACATATAGTAGAAGACAAAATACTAGAAACGTTTTGTGTAGTTCCAACAGAACTTATTCCGTTAACCGAGATCACCATGCTTGATCATTGGAAAAAACTGCATCGAGAGTTTGTGCAAGCAAACAAAGATAAAAATGCAAAACTGTGTATTGATCTAGCAGAACACCTTAAAGGTAAATTTGGTGGTGATTTAGACGAGTTTTATGAAATTGTTTGTTCTAGATTTGAGCTTTCAAATAGCTAGCTTTTAATTTTTTGATCTAACTCCTTAAATATAAAAAAAGGAGTGCTTTTCAAAATTCAAAATCTATTTTTGCTCCTTATAAAAAGAGACCTTTAAGGTCCAGGAGCTCAAATGAAAAAGTTATTACTAACACTTAGCTTAGTAGCCTCAACGGTTTATGCAGCCGATCCTATCGTCACAGATTCGACCTCTCGCAGTACAATAGAATCTACTACCACAGTTAAATCTCCCCCGCCTACCGCAGTAGCACCTGCTGTGACCACAATGAACAACGATCTTTGTGCTGTAGCAGCCACAGGCGCCGTTCAAACACAAATTCTTGGTATCTCTATTGGAAAAACTTTTGTAGACAAAAACTGTGAAAGATTAAAGTTATCCAAGACATTGTTTGATATGGGTATGAAAGTTGCTGCTGTAGCAGTCATGTGTCAAGACGAGCGTGTGTTCACTGCTATGATGAACGCAGGAACACCGTGTCCAGTAGATGGTAAAATTGGCGAAGCAGCTAGAGAAATATGGGATGCCAATCCTGCTCGTATGCCGCAAAACGTCAAGAGTAAAGATTGATGAAACAAATACTGGCTGCGGCATTGCTAGGATTGGTTGGTTTTGCAAATGCTCAAACCGTAGAAACAACACCTAACTTAATTACTTCAGGTACCACACATACCTGGTATGGTGTTCAAACGGGCTCTTTACCTGCTGGGTATATGCCAGGCGGACCAACACCGTTATACGATCCTAGCACCAACACAATAAGTTTTAGTTATAGTAGTGCAAGTATAGGACAAACCTATGCAGTTAATCAAGCACTAGCCAATGTAGGTGCAGGTGTTAAAATTAATGGTTACAATTACAGTTACGAAGTTCGTAATATGAATGGTGACGATAGACAACCTGGCATTGATTCATTCACAGTTTCTCAACTGCTAAGAGGCCCTCAGAATTCAGTATTATTATCTAGCAATCAATTTTACAATACCAAGTTTGATTGGCGAACTGTTAATGGTACTAAAGTAGCAGCTAATCCTTATAACATAGCTGATACAACTTACATACAATTTGGTGTTCAAGGTGCTGATGGTGGGTTCTGGGCAGGGTACTTTGGTCCACAAATTCGCAATGTCAGTATGAGTTTGAATTACAGTATAGATCCTTGTGCCACCAATCCAGCATACTCGCCAACCTGCCCGGGGTATAATACCGTGAGTATCAGTGAAAACTTACTGTCTGGTACCACTGGAGTACAGGCCTATGCAATCAATTCTGCCTTGGCACTAGCAGGTGCAGGTGCAACCATTCACGGGTTTAACTATGGATATAACTATAATGCGTCTGGAAGAAACTGTGCGGTCTGGGACATATTTAATTTTTGTATAAGCGGCTGGAACTATTCTAGTGCCGGAGTTAATACTACTTTAACAAACAGTGCAGGAACTACCGTCTATTCAGAAAACAATACACACAATGGAAATGATAACGGTACTAGCGGAACTCACTCCAAGCAATACAGATTAGGTGCTAGTGTGCCCATGGCGACACTAGGTACTTTTAGTATGAGTCCTTGGACATCAGGTAATGCAAGTATTACAAACATGTATAGTCAAGCAGTTTATACCGCTGATCCGTGCGTAATTAATCCATTGAGTAGTACAACATGTTCAGGATATGCCGCAGCATACTACGCACAACAATGTAATATTAATGCATTATACGATTCTGGTTGCCCAGGATATGCTCAAGCACTATTTACACAACAATGCAATGCCAACCAACTGTCTAATACTGCTTGTCCAGGATACGCGGTGGCATACTTAAATTATCAGTGTTCGCTGAACTCGCTATACAGCACAACATGCTCTGGATATTCGGCAGCCTTGACTCAGTGCAGCATGAATCCGTTGAGCAATTCAATGTGCCCGGCATATCAGACAGCAACATCTGAGTGTAGTGCCAATCCGTTATATGGATCATACTGCCCAGGATACACCACTGCTACCGCAGAATGCAGTGCCAATCCGTTATCACACGGGTATTGTCCTGCATACCAAACAGCCAGTGCCAGTTGTTCAGCAAACGAACTAACATATTCTTATTGCCCAGGATATACCGCAGCACAAGCCACATGTTCAACGAATCCGCTGAGTAATAATCTATGCACCAATTATCAAACTGCTACTACACAATGTTCCGCCAATCCTTTGTATGCCACCTACTGCCCAGGATATGCGTTTGCTTATAGTTGTTCACAAGATGGATTGTACAGCAATCAATGCCCCAATTATGCAGAAGCCTATGCTAAAAAGAATATATTAAATGTTGGATCTACCACAACTTCACCTACCACAACTGCATCCTCGTCTACTATTGTGTTGGCACAAGTGTCTGACCCGGTTGCACAAGCGGCACCAGTAGTTGCTGACCCTGTAGTTAACAATGTAGTGACCACAAAGAGTACTGCTACCAGTGCAGAAGCCAGCCCTGCGGCAGTGGTTAAGTTGACTGCACCATCTCCTGCTACCACTGTACCCACTACCTCACAAGAATCTGCAACCAAAGAAACTAAAAAAACCGATACAGCGGTCGAAGCCCCCAAGGACGGAGTTCGACCAGATAGACCTGTTACCACAAGAGAAGCTATTGCAGAACAACGACGTGAAGCTGCCAGACGAGACGCGGTTCAAAAAGGAAAAGATCTAGCGAACGATATGGGGCGAGCAGTAGACATGCAAACACAAATGGATGTACAGAATGTAGTGATTCAAGCAATGGGATACACACCTGGGTTCGATAATTATGGTAGATATATACTACCTGACGGAAATGGGTATAAACCATTTACAATATACAATAATCAACGTACCGTAGATACACCCTCGGGACGAGGATTGTTTGGCGGAAGCGACAGCGTTCACCAGCGTATGGTTGATTCGCAATATAACTTAGGAAATTAAAATGTCAGAAAATAACAAAAATATCGACGAAAAAGTCGACGAATTAGAAGCAGCCAAGGAAAAATATCTTAGCGAAAACACAGTTATTAGCATTGGCGGATACGCATTTACTCCAGCTAAACTAATGATAGCTGCAACTATTGTAAGCTCAGTACTAGGTGGACTTTATGGAGCCTTTGAAGTCTATAAAGATTACATGGATATGAAGCAAAAGATTGCTGATTATGTAAGTCCCGATTTAGGCGAAATTTACAAAAAGCTAGAAGTGCTAGAAGCCAACACTAATAAAACTGTAGAATACAGCCAAGATATCAAAAACGATCTCAAGAGTGATATTCGCAGACTAGAAAGCGTGGTTGAAAATGTAGAACGCGACAGCAAATCAGCGCAACGAGAAACTGACAAGAGTGTACAGGATGCTCGTAAAGATGTGCGCGAGACCAAGCAAGAAGTTGACAAGATTACCCGTCAGCTTGAAAAAGATACTGCTACTCAAAACAAAGAATTGCAGCGTCAAGTTGAAGCAGCAGTTCGACAGCTACAAAAGGAAAACGAGCAGGAAATCAAACAACTGCGACGCGAGCTAGATGATAAAATTAAAAAAGCATTAGATAATCCACTTGCAAACAAGTGATATATATTAGTATGAAAACCTTATTAGCTGCCATCTTACTGGCCACCTTAGCCACGGCAGCTATAGCCGAACCAAGGTCAAGACAGATCCGATTCATGTGCGGTAGTTTTGAAGACGTGGAAATTACTATGGAAAAATACGGTGAAAAACTGGTTATGGCTACCCAAAGTCCCAATCAGCAAACCGTTAATTTGGTATATGCTAATTTTGAAACCCAAACTACCAGTTGGTTTATACATGATTTACAAACAGATGAGTACTGTATGTTGGGAGTAGGGGATAAAATTTACATACCAGACGACAGTGTTTTGAACAAAGGAACTGGTACAGGACTTAGAACATCATACAAGTAATGTGGGTTAATTTAATTGTACTTTTAACGTTATTGTCGATAAGCAATCTTGCTGTCACCGTTTACCTACATAGAGTTCTAACTCATAGAAGTATTAGATTACACCCAGTATTAAATCACTTCTTTAGAATATCTTTATGGATGTTTACTCCCTTTCCTCCAAAATTATGGGTAGCAATGCATCGATATCATCATCATACTGCGGATTCTGACAGAGATCCCCATAGCCCGTTAAACACAGGGCTAAAACAGATGATAACAAAAGGAGCATTTTATTATATTCAAAAAAGCAGTGGTGACGATATGCATCGAATTGTTGACCTATATGCAAAGGATTTCCAAGATTCGCCACTTGAAGAGTTTTACTTAAAACATCCGTACATAGGGAAAATTATTTCTCTGTTTTTTATTTTGCTTGTTTGCGATATAGTTTATGGATTGGCAATTTGGGCATTTATAGCGATCTGGATGCATGTAATGGAGGAAAGACTTCATGTTGCAATGAGTCATTACTGGGGATATAGAAATTTTAAAACCAAAGACAATTCAAGGAATATTATTCCTTGGGCAATATTTCTATTTGGGGAAGAATTACATAACAACCATCATGCTAAACCGAACAATTGGTCTTTTAGAGCCAAATGGTTTGAAATAGATCCGGCTGCTATTTTTATACAAATTTTAATATGGACTAGATTAGCTCGTCCCACTAACAATATAAAAACGTAAACCTCTTTATAAAGAGGTTTTTTTATGAAGGAGATTTATTATGCTATATTGGTTTGCACACCGTCCTCCTAGAAATCCCCCACAGCCTAGTCCGATCACGCCGCCACATAGAATGTAAACAACATTCAGCAAGCATTTTTTATAGATATTTGGTAAGTATCTATAAGTTCGATTACTATTGGTCCATCAAAAAATAATTATAAAGGATCAACAATGTTTAGCCCAATATATCGGGTTATAATAACTTCATGCAGGCTGCGGAGATCATGGATCCGCTAACCCTCTTTGCACTTGCCAATGGAGCTGTTAAACTTGTAAAAGAAGGATGTAAACTTTACAAGGATATCAAAGGAGCAGCCGGGGATGTCAAGGATGTCCTTAAGGATCTCGATGACCAATTTCATAATAAATTTCAAGATCGAGCACCCACCGTTGCTGAGAAAAATCAGTACATCGCTGAAAAAAATCGCATAATTGAATTAAACAAGAAGTCAGGTGATACGACCAATATCTATACAGAAATTGGCCAGCAGTTGGGTGTATATTTTGATAATCTTTATAAATGTAATGCAGTATTTGCAGAAGAAGAGCGCCGTAGCAAGTACGAAGTTTATCATGGAGAAGACAGTCTAGGCAAACGTGCTTTGCAACGTGTCTTACTCAAAAAGCAATTGGATGCCATGGGTGCAGAGTTGCGTGAGATCATGGTGTATCAAAGCCCGCCAGAACTAGGTGCCCTATGGACTGAAGTTGAAGAAATGATGAAGATAGTGGGCAAAGAACAAGCTGGCGCTATAGCATTGGAAATGCAACGAGATGCAATTCAACGAAAAATAAGAGCCAAAAAACGTAAAATATTACGATATCGTATAACTTGCTGGTCAATTTCTACAATTGCAATTTTATATCTAACATGGATGGTATGGGCCATTGTACAAATTAGAATTGACAACAATCCTGAACTGGGCGTGTGTCTAGTACCCAAAGGCACTTGGCCGTACCAGCATTACAACAATTTAAAGTGGGTAGATTGTGAACCAAAAAATTAACGAAGAATTAATTATAAGAATGTATAGAGATCATAATTACTCAATTGACGATATTTGTTTACGTCTGAGATATCCCCCGGAATTGATCGATATCGTTATTAAAAAACATGGATTAAAAAATGCCAACCAATAACTATCTGATAAAAATGACCATTGATTTACATCGTAAAGGACACAGTGTTGTACAAATTGCACGATTATTAAATCTTCATATAGAAGAAGTTGCAAACATAATCAATGATTATATTGCCTAGACAACTATAATTTTTTTTAGTATAATGTAAAATTGCTTCATACTATGATTATACCAAAAAAAATTGTTTTTGATTATTGCGGCATGCTGAATGATCATGCACGTAATGCATGGTTCAAAAAACACATACAAAAAATAATTCAAAACAAGACTTTTGTGGATGTAGGTGCTGGTACCGGAATTCTTTCGGCATATGCTTTAGAAGCCGGAGCCAAATCTGGTTATGCAATAGAAATATCCAATGAGGCCGCTATTGTTGGTAAACATTTGACTCATGCAATGGGTTATGAAGACAAGGTGATCTGGTTGAATCTGGATTTCAAAAATGCCAATACAGATCAAGTTGATGTTGTACTGGCAGAACAAACAGGACCGGCCTTGTTTGATCAACAACAAATTGATATTTGGCAATATTACAACAAACGATATAACTATGATTATATCAGTTTGCCCGACGAACTGGCAGTTGATTTGTACATATACAAAGGCGATGTCCGGAAACAAATAGATAGTGCAATTCACAAGGACGACGTATTACCGTCGGGATTTTATAAAGCCTTGGAAAAATTAAGCATCGGCCCCGATCAGATTGTGGAAAATTTTATTTCTATAACCAGCACATCAGCTGATCGATGCAGCATTGAAAATTCAATTTCGCTAACAAATTATTCTGATGCCACTGTGGTATTTGTAAACAAAATTGGTTTTCGGAACGATTATCTTTATCTCAATCGTTCTGCAACACAAAACTGGAAATTTGCCCCTAGGCTTTTTGTTCCCGATTGTTCTTTGCCCGTTCGCATATTTTGGAATCCAACTTTATCTAATACAGAAGCACCTGCAGACAATCTATATCAAGGGTATTGGGATTTTGAACCCATTCCCAAGTAATAAGTATACTAATGAAACTTTTATTATTATTGTTGCTGTTTCCTGCCCTTGTACAATCTGTCAACATTGATGCCAAAGTATGGGCAATTGCCGACGGTTCTGGTAATGTAATTGAAGAAAAAAATATTGAAGTTGTGCAGCCTATTGCAAGTATTACAAAATTGATGACAGCGATGGTTGTGCTGGATAGCAACGAAAGTTTGAGCGAATCTACCAAGTTGAACAAGTTCCGTGGGCTTAATATAACTAGACAGCAGTTAATCGAGCTAGCTATTGTTCGCAGCGATAACGATGCAGCTACTATGCTGTGCAAAATTTATCGAAGAGGATATGCTGCCTGTATAGAAGACATGAATCACAAGGCAAAGATACTTGGTATGACCAATACGGTATTTTATGACAGCACCGGGCTAGACAATCGTAATGTTAGCAATGGTGTAGATTTAATCAAGCTATTATTAGCAGCAGAAAAGTATCCTGAAATAGTACACGCCAGTAATCAAAGTGTAGGCGAATTACTAAAACCCAAGAAGAAGAAATTTTTAAAATGGCGATATACCAATACAAATCCATTGGTAGCCAAGTACAACGTGATTGTTAGCAAAACTGGATATGTGCGGCTAAGTGGAGGCTGTTTGGTAATGAGTGTTAACATCAAAGGACAAAAAAAATTGTTTGTTGTGTTAAACAGTAAGACTACCAGAACAAGAATACACGACATGGAACAATTGATATTATCAACAATTAATTCGTAAGATGACAATATACAAAGCCCCAGACTGGTTATACAAACCAGCAAAAATCAATCAAGACTGGTATACGCAAATACGCGGCGAACTACTACAAGTTTTTAAGTATAAGTTTAAAGGAGTTCCTTTAAATACAATAAAAAGTCAATTTGTAGTGCCAGCGTCAAGAGAATATGTAATTGATAATTGTCCTATATTGATGCAACAGTTGAAAGAATACGGACTGTTTGATCATTTTTTAGCTTTGGCCATGATTGTAGTAGGTCCCAACGACAACGCCTATCCAATACATGTAGATACAATCAATCAAGGATTTATGAGTTTAGGATTGAACATTCCTGTGCTAAACTGTGAAAACTCTTATACAGCATGGTATGATACAGAAATTCTATATCACGAATCTTTTAATTCACAAATTATAACTGCCAAAGGTTATACTACCGCAGTTCCATGCGATAGTGAGCATGCCGTCGAAATTGCAAGATGCGATGCTAATCAGCCACATTGGATAAATGTTGTAAAGCCACACAACGCTGTTTGCAATCATAACAGGTTGAGAGTAAATTCTTCTCTGCGTTTTGACAAAAAACTATTTGAAATGATAGCCAATGGATCGTTTGCACAAAAGTGTTCGGAGTAAAAAACTATGTTATATGCACTTGCAAATATTACTGCCGAAGAAACTAAAATAATTAAATCAGAACTTTTTAAATTCTTCCATTATTGGGCCAAGTATCAACGAAATCTTGATTTGCTTTCCTTGGAATCACAATTCATTGGGTTCGATAAAAATGAATTACCAATCGAATCCCAAGCTCCGGTTCTGCACGATTTATTGCGACGTATGAAGATTGACGATTTGTGGTTCTTTTTGGCCTTTATTGTAGTAAGTGACAACAAGGAATTCCCTATTCACGTTGATGACTATGATCAAACGTGGACTACGGTTGGTCTAAATATACCAGTATTGAATTGTCAGGGATCTAAAACAGTTTGGTACGATTCTATACCCGACACTGATACTGCTATGCCCGATTATATATCTTCTTTGTCACATCACGGAACTATGGCAACTAAATGTGTGTCAACTGATGTTAAGGAAATTGGTTCGTGTGATGCAAATATACCACACTGGGTGAATGTAAGTGTACCTCATGCGCCTGTTTGTAATCATTCAAAATTACGTATTAATTCGTCTCTGCGATTTCAATTTACTGCAAATGATTTTTTCAATGATCCAAAGTTTGCACACTGCATGATAAAAAAATTACCTTAGCAATATTTGTTTTACTTTGTTGAAGTTGATTAATTCAGTTGGTAATCTAAATCGCTCGCTCAACGATAAATTATATATTTTGGTGCACGATTCAAAGTTATCAACCAATTCGTCTACTATTATTTTTTTAAAATTATTGAAAAAATGATTGTGATTGTATTCCAAGATGTCGTTCATTTCCTGATGCATTTTGTCCAATTCGTAGGGAGACAGTTGACATAGTTTTTTAATTTCTCCTACAATCTTCTTGAGTCGAACATCGTGATCAGGTTCCAAATCGTAACTTTCGTCAATCCATTTATCAAATGTTTTGAATCCGTAAGATTTTAAATACTCTAAATTTCCAGGAGACGATACTAATATAAAAGGACGTTTTATAACAATAGGTTTAAAAATTTTTTCAGTCAGGTGTAATTTTTCGTCATAAAAATTAGTTTCTGTTACAATGTTCCAAAATGCTTGATAAAAAAAATCTGGTATTTCTGCACTGGCAGATTTGTAATTTGTTTCGTTTATGATTATAGGCTTGGCATCATTGTATAAGTTTTTCATAATATGGATTTTACTATCTTTTGATAATCTAGTTGCCTCACTAAAAACTTCGTTTTTTATTAATGCTTGATCCAACAACGGAGCAGAAACAATTCCGGAATTTAATAAATTTTGTTCTTTCAACAACGAGAGCAGCGTCAATCGATAGCTTCTATTATTATTAATAATATGATTTAAACATATAAATACTTTAGAAATCGGATAATCACAGACATTTTGTACGTATTCAAAATCCCGAAACCAATCAAGTGCCGCAAAGCCGTGAAAGAAAAAATACCAGTCTAATATCGGTGGATTTTTTTTGATCCATTGTTTTTTGAGTGCGCTTTTTTCTGAGTTCGCAAACAATTGAATATTTACATTGTACATAATTGGTCCGTGTGAAGGGATTTCACAATCATACCATTCTCTACATTCAGGAGCCAAATTCATGCCAATCAAAATAGTTCGATCTGACAGATCATTGAGGTCCTGGGAGTTAAGAAGTTCTTCGTACCAGAAAATACAATTACCATTAAAATCTTGAGAATATTTTCTACCGTGATAAAAATTTTTTCCATCATCATTACGATTGAATCCTTCTATTTTAGTTGAATAGGTCGGATAATAATCTTGCGGAATAATAAACAAAGGATTCAATAAATGTGTTTCTAAAAACACTTTAAAACGAAAATAGGAGATCATGACATGAATGTTGGTTTTATAGGTTTGGGCAAATTGGGTATGCCATGTGCAGAGACTATGGCAGAAAAATATTCGATCACTGGATATGATATTTACCCAAGACACAGCGATAAAATTAAAATATCCGATAATCTTCGCGGCGCAGTGGCCGGTAAAGACGTAATTTTTGTAGCAGTGCAAACTCCGCACGATCCTGCATATGATGGCAGTCAGCCTATAACTCATTTGCCTAACAAAGATTTTGATTATACAATAGTTAAAGATGTATTGAAAGAAATTGATGTATGGGCAAGCCCTGAACAATTGGTTGTTCTTATATCAACGGTGCTTCCAGGAACGGTAAGAAGGGAACTACGCCCATGTATCACAAATGCACGATTTATATATAATCCTTATCTTATTGCCATGGGCAGTGTAGAATGGGACATGGTCAATCCAGAGATGGTAATCATTGGCACAGAAGATGGCAGTGAGACTGGAGATGCAAAAAAATTGATTGATTTCTACAGGCTGTTAATGCAAAACGATCCTCGTTATGTTGTGGGTACCTGGGACGAAGCCGAGAGCATCAAGATTTTTTATAATACTTTTATTAGTACCAAAATTGGACTGGTTAACATGATTCAAGATGTGGCAATGAAAAACGGCAACATCAATGTTGATGTAGTGACTGATGCATTGGCAAATAGCACGACTCGAATTATGAGTTCCAAGTACATGCGAGCTGGTATGGGTGATGCCGGTCCATGTCATCCAAGAGACAATATTGCACTACGTTGGCTAGCTGAAAACTTACATCTAGGCTATGATATCTTTGACACAGTCATGCATGCTAGAGAACAGCAGGCAAAAAACTTAGCTAGGTTTTTGAAACGCATTCAGATACAAAAAAATCTTCCTATTTTTATTCTTGGCAAAGCTTATAAACCTGATGTTGATTTTTGTGATGGCAGCTATAGTTTATTGATAGGGCATTATCTTGATGAAATACAGGCAAAATATTTTTATGTAGATCCTTTAACCGGGGACACACCTCCTTTTACTGAAGTTCCGGTAATAGCGTTTTTGGCTCACAATCGTTCGGTCACATACGGATACACTGGGGAATCTCGAGAACAAGAATTGTATGTAGAACTAGAACCTGGTAGTGTGGTGATAGATCCGTGGAGACAGTATAAAACAGAAAAAGATATAGAGGTAATACATTATGGAAACACACGAATCGTTTAACTTAGAAAAGTTTTGGGACGACGAATTTAAAAATCTTAGTTATGTTAAAGAAAAATTTAATGACCCTGCGACTGAAATAGAGTGGGAAGATGCAGGGTTTAGAGGACCGTTTGGTGGTTGGATGTGCGACATGCGAAATTTGCAACCAACTTGGAACAATCGCTTTGTTGATTTTTTTGAAAGATACGAACATTGGAAAAACATCGGTACTTCATATTACCGAATGGATACTGGCAGCAGTTTGCCTAATCATGTGGACACTTACAAAAGATATATTGAACTGTACAACTTACAGGGACGAGAAAATTTGATTCGGCGTGCAGTTGTATTTTTAGAAGATCGAAAACCCGGGCACTTTGCAGAATGTCAAGGAGTTGGGTATGCTGATTGGAAGGCTGGTTTTACCTTGGTATGGCCATGGGACGCACCACATGGTGCATATAATATGGGGTTTGAACCAAGATATACTTTACAAATCACGGGTCATGTATGATATACAGCGTCAATGAGTGGGATCCATTGCAAGAAGTAGTTGTGGGCAGAGCCGACTTTGCTAATTGGCCCATAAACGATCCTGTGTTTGCTCGAGAAAGCGAAAAAACTACCTGGCGCGAAACTGCTGTGCCCAGTGGACCTGTTCCGGACTGGATTATTGATGAAACCAATGAGGATCTTGATATATTAGCCAACACTCTTGAACAGCTAGGTGCGTTAGTACATAGACCCAAGGCACTTGATTATCAATCAAGAGATGGTATGTATGGTTATTGTCCTAGAGATAGATTATTAATACACGGTAGTACTATAGTCGATCCGGCAATGATGTATCCTTGCAGGGACATGGAAACAGAAGCACTAGATGAAGTTATATATCGTGCGGACACTGTGCATCGTATGCCACGCAACGAAGGAATGATATTAGATGCTGCAAATGTGTTGAGACTAAATGATACCATGTTATTTTTAGAAAGTGCTAGCGGCAATCGCGCGGCAGCACGTTGGCTACAACGTAAATTTCCTGATGTTCGCATTGAAGTATGTAATTTTTATTCTGGTGTTCATATTGACAGCACTATAGTTCCTTTACGTGAAGGTTTAGTTTTAGTTAATGCTAGCAGAGTTAATATGAATAACTTACCTGCGGTGTTTCATTCTTGGGAAGTAATATGGATAGATGATGTAGTTGAACAAGGATTTTATCAATATCCTTACGCTAGTAAATGGATAGCGTTGAATATGTTGGTTGTTGATCCTTATACCGTTATTGTTGATCGGTATCAGACAAAGATTATGGACATATTAGAAAGTTATCATTTTACTGTTATACCACTGGAACTAAGACATAGTAGAACATTAGGCGGCGGGTTCCATTGTGTCACGCTGGATCTATTGCGCCAAACTCAATAAATAACTACACAATTAAAATAAAGGTTATCATGAGTTTTGAAAGTTATACACATTGTTTGTTTAGAGCATTTGATTCACATCAGAAACCAAGTGATATTATTAGACGCAAGAAAGAAATAATCGATGGCGTAGCTGGGTTTCATAATTTTTTCCCTAATTCAATTTTATTTGTTGGGTTCAGTCCGGCTATTTTAGCTACCAATTGCAAGAATCTAGCAGTTACAGAAATAAGCACAGAAGCAAAAAAACTTTTGGATCAGTACAATGTACAATATAACTACATCGATAAAAAAGATTTAGCAAAGTATAAAAAATCCTTTGATGTAGTAGTAGCACTAGATGAATACTTTACTTTTGCCAATTCAGATTTGGAACAAAAAGACAAAGTTGCGGAGATTTGTAATCTAGCCCGAGAATACGTGATAACTACTTGTAAGGATTATAAAAATCAAGATTTCAAAGACAGAGAATTTTCTGTTCCGGCGTTGATCAGACGTTCTGACCAAAATCGTGTTTACTTAGAATTTCATGATTATGATTTACAAGACCGAAACAAATGGAACACAAAGGTGTACGAAATAACCGAGGATCAATTGGTAAATTCTGGTCCGTTTAATCGTAGAGCAATGTTCTTCAAACAGTTAGCCAAATTCAGCGCCGATGCTGGCGCAGTTGGATTTAGTGTACATAAAAATTTAATGTACAAGAGTTTAATCAAGAAAAATTACGAGCATGTAATTAGTATTCAATTTGACAATAATGGATCTTAACGAACACATAAGCAAAATAGTAGATGGAATAGTAGTAGAGATTACAGACAACGTGTCAACTCGCGTTGACAAGTTGATTCTTGACGCAATTACATCTCGACTAGAATCATTTGACTATAACACACATGTGCAGCAGGCTGCTAATGCTGCACTTGATAAAAAAGCCGCCCAATTTACTATTGACAGTAAAAAATTAGAAAAAAGAATAGCTGACAGAATCAACGAAACAATCGACGGCGCACAAGAATCAACAGCCGAATTAATCAACAAAATTGTATCTGAGCGTCTTGAAAAAGTCAACGTAAATCAAGCAGTCACTGATGCCACTGCTGCCCTGATCATTGACCGACTTAGAGATATTACTTTTCCTGAAGATAGTATAAATCCTTCGGCGTTGAAACTAAACGAATTAATAATTACCGGAGACAACATCAAAGGTGGATTGATAGAAAACTTTAGTAGTACCGGAATCGATGATCGTGCTACAACTGTAGCTCTCACTATTTTAGATGACGCCACTGTGGTTGAAAACAATTTGTTAACCAAAGATCTTACTGTTGAAGGATTAGTTTCTATAAACGGAAACCTTTCAGTGAACGGACAAGTTGACAAGGATTGTATTTTCTATACCGATTTAATTAAAGAAACAACAACCTCTGCACTGTCAAATATGGATAGAGGTTTGTTTGATAGTTTTAGTTCTTTGGTATTTGATAGGATCAAAACTGAAGGTTTGAATCTTAGCAAGATTAAACTAAATGACAACGAAGTAATCAGCGACAACAAGCTTGGGGCGACTATAATTAGCAGTAATCTACAACACCTAGGAGTCCTCAAAGAACTACAAGTCAGTGGAGAATCTCTATTGGCTGAGACCTTGTACATAACTCCAAAACGTGTTGGTATCAATACCATTGAACCAAGTGGTGCTCTTGCCATATGGGATCAGGAAGTTGAAATAGTTGTGAGCAAGAAGTCAGCTGACACTGGAAGTTTTGGAACACCAAGAAAGCAACGATTGATTTTGACAGCTAACAATAAAGAAAACATTTTGTTGGACGATGATGGATCCGCAGCGATCAATGATTTGCGA